TGGCATATTGTTCAGGTGTTAGGCCTAGCCTTTTGGATAGACTTAGCTGAGTGCGAGTCAGCTTCACCTTGCGTGGCTTCGCGCCATTATTCCGTGAGGAAGGCGCTGTGACCACGGGGGGACTTTTGGTGTCATCACCAAAATATTCTGGAAACCTAGAGCGCATAGTGCGATCTATAGTCTCAAAGTATTCGTCTGAACTAGGATCAAATCCCTTATCAGCAATTAACTCGTCGTGGATTCCATAAGCAAAGGCAGTCATTGCTTTTTCTTGCCCAAACCACGTATTTTCTTGCGCCCACCTAGCTTCTCTTTCTGTAGGTTGGCGCGGTTGTTGTGCTTGTTGCGGCTGCGGTTGCGGCTGCGGCTGCGGCTGCGGCTCTGGAAACTGTTGACGCTGTGGTTGTTGAGCAAATTTTTGCCGTTCAGCGTTAATCTGGTTCATCTGATAATCGGCAGACTGAAACTCAGATTGCGCCCTCATCATGGCTTCTTGAGCGTCTACAACCTTATCGGTGTTTCCTTCTTCGTATGCTTGGCGATACTGACCTTTAGCTTGCTCCAGCGCCAGATTAGCTCGCTCTCTAATCTGATGAACCAGATATCCCTCGCCTTCTTGGATAATCGCATGATACTTTTTGTTTTCATCCGCATACTTCTGTGCAACTCTGACAGCTTCTTCGCGCATTTTCTCAGCAGCTTCACGTTGCCTACGCTCTTCATGCTGTTGATAGCGGAGCTTGTTAATGCGCTTTTTGACCTTATCCGAGTAACCTTCCAGCTCTTCGTCGTCTGTTTCAACGCTTTCCTCCTTTGCCTCTTTGGCAGGAGAACGACGATCCTCCCTGGGACGATCATCTACAACTTCAACATCGACATCGACATCGGTTTTTTCGCCACCAATGGTTGTCTTGACACCGAAAAACTTGTCCTCAGTGGACATGGTTTGCTCTTCCATCTGCTCTTCGCTCATACCTTTACAATCCCCCTAGGGTCTTCAACTACTGCTTCAACGCTATCATCATTGATAAGGCGAAACTCCTTACCGTGAACTTTGAATCGCGTTCCACTGTATGAGCGCATTAGCACCCAATCACCTTCCTCGCACCACGGGCCACTTGGGAAGCGAGTTTTGTCTCCGTAAGCGTCAGCGCCCATCTTTACGACGAACCCACAAACAGAGCCAATCTCTTCAACTTGCATGGTTTCTCTTGCTTTGAGGATGCCCCCCTCCGTCATTTCGTCCGGTTCTGGGAGAGCAATAAGTAATTTGTAGCCTTTGGGTTCAGGCAGTTGCTTGGCAACCTGCGTGTCTTCTTCAGTCATAGTCCGTTCCTGCACCAGAGGTAGGTGTCTGGTGTCACCATGCGTTACCGTCTGTAACGAATTACTCGCGCTCTATCCTTTCGTCTAGGTCTAGTAGCGTCCTTTCTGCAAAAGCCAGCCCCTGAATAATTCCGACGTTCCGGGAGTACTCATCCATATTCTTGCAACCACCCATCGCCATGTGGTCTGAAACCTCATTCATCTGAACTCTCAGATCATTCTGTATGGTTGTTAGAAGGTTATTGCTCGCCTTTTTCGTCATCCAGGGTGTCCTTGATAAGATTGAATCCAGCCCTAAATCCCTCAATTTCTTGCTGAGATTCATCTTTGGAATCTTGCATCGCCACCTTTGCGGCGAGTTTTGCGCTTTCTAAGCGTTCATCTTGATCCATTCTTTCAAGATCAATCATGGTTTTAGCTTCTGCCTTTTGTGCGTCGACTTGGATTCTTGCCATGTCAGTCTGCGCCTTAGCCGCCGCCTGTTGTTCTTTAAGCGCCAACTCTCGCTGTTGCATTTGAACAATAGGATCTTGCGACTGCTGGGCGTTCTTCTCTGCCTGCTCCATCATCTTGGCCTTGCCTGTAAGCTGTTCAGCCGCAGGCACTGCCAGTCTGGATATACGCAGTTCGATATCTTCGGGTAGCTTCTCATCTGGGCCGGGAAGCTCAATTCCCAGCTCTTTTTCAATCTTAGACCTGTATAGAAACGCTACATGTTCTGCGATGTGCGCGGCAAATGCGGCCTCTATAGCCTTCTTGTTGGGCGCTCTCGCAACCATCTTCATGATGTCTGGGTTTTGCATTGCCGCCATATGAACTTGAATATGCGCTTCGTGATCCTGATAAATAAATGCTTTAACCGGCTCTCCGGTAATGATGTTCATATTTTCTGTAACAGGATCTGTTGGCTTGATGTCGTCCTCTGTTGGGACGATCTTATCTGCATCTTGGATACCCAGAACATCTAACATCTGACGATGTAGCAGTGGCAAGTCATACATTTGAGGTGCTTGAGCCGCCAACTGTAACGCCGCCTGATACTGCATGATCCGTTGCGCCATCGTGCCTGCATTGGGGTCGCTGACGGGAATGATATCTACCCTGCCATCAAAGTCCGTGGAGATAATCTGGCCGTCGTCTTCCTGGTAGGGGTAGACCTCTGGGCCATAGTCCCTGACAAGCTCTGACAAAATCTTTAACTCTTTTGAGACTGCGGCGTGAACGCGAGCCTGTACCGCGCTCATTACCTTCATCTCGCGCTCTAATACTGCAAGCGTGGTGCCAACCGGCGCTTCTCCGTTGATGTCTGAGGCTTTTACATCTGCCGCTGACGCAAATCGACGCCCTTCCTGAACAATATCGCCTAGCAACTGATAAAGGACGTTGCTTGGCTCCTTGTACGGTAGGAACGTGATGTTGTCACGGATTGCACCACCCGGAACGTCTACGTCTCGGAACTCTCCGGGCATGATGGGAGTGTCATCACCCTTTATTCGGAGTCCGCGAGATTTCAATCCACCCGGTAAGTTGGCGAGCGTTCCGGCGTCTACTAACTGCCTAAGCAGCGATGTTGCTGATTTAGACAGTCCGCCGATCATATGCACTAGACCAAAGCCGTAGAATCCCAGCCCCGGTAAATATTGATAGTGAACGTAATGATCCCGCTTCATCTTTACGGGGTCATCTTCGTACCAGTTGCGCCGTATTGACAGGATCGTTCGTGATGACTTGTCAATCGTAACAACGTAAGGAAGAGCAATACCCGTGGGCTTACCCTTGTCTGTGTCTTCAAACCCTATCAGGTCGATGTCAACGTGCATCTCTAACAGGGTGTGCCTGTGGTCAAGCTCGTAGTTGTCCGAGTCTCCCGTCATCCGGTCATACTTCTGCTGTATCTCAGAAATATCTGGTGTTGGTGCAGGTAAATCTATATCTGAATAAAACCCAGAAACTTGCAACTTCCTGATTTCATTGGAAGTCTTCTTCATTAAATGGGTAGCGCGCTCGCATGTTGACAAGTCAGACGCGCCATAGCTAACTACAAAATCCTCTGCTGGCACAAACATAGCACAGGGCCTGCCCATACTTGGGTCAAAATAGACCTTGCGGAACGCGGAGCCTGCAATCGGCAGGGAAAACAAAAGTTTTTCTGTCTCCGTCCTGTACTCCGTCATACGCTGAGTAATCAGGTAGTTCAGGTAGTTCTGTACTCTGTGCGCCTGCTTGGTCTTTTCGTCGTCTACTTTACCGACAATTGACGTTTTTACAGGGCCACTGGCAGGATATATCTCCTGTATGGTCTGGGCTTGAAAGCGAATAACCGCCTCGGACAGCATTGGGTGAAAAACACCACAAGCGCCTTCCCACGGCGTAGACCTGTCTTCAAACTTTAGCCCTAACAAGTCAAGACCACGAACATAGGAGTCTTCCCAATCCGCACGACTCATCCGGTCAGCATCAAACTGCCCGACAAGCTCACTGGCAAGACCGTCCAAGTCCCGCTCGTCCATGTACTCCGCTAAGTTGGAGCCATGCTCAACACCCATAAGGCCAGACGCATTTGGATCGAAATCAATAATCATGCCCCCATCTTCATCCATCATGCTGACAGACTCAGGGTTTTCAATTACGATCTCCAAACCCCCGCCATCCCCTTGAGGATTGAAGGGTGTTGCCGCTCGGTCAATCGCCACTTAGCCTTTGCCGCCCATCTTGCCGCCCTTGGTGTTCATCTTGTTCTTCATGGTTCTGCCGCCCTTGAAGTAGCCCTTCGTCATCATCTTGTTGGCTACCCTTGTTTTCCCGCCGCCTGCCATCTTGCCTTGGCCGTCTGCAGCAAAATGTGGCACCTCTTGGCCTTTGTCGTTCGTTACCATCTTCATTTTGCCGCCACCAGACATGCCTTTGGGAACCTTCCGCATCATGCCGCCGTTTGCCATACCTTTAGGTTTCTTCATCGTCCTCACCTGCGTATAAGTTGTCGAATACTCTGTTTACGTCCAGCGTGTAGTCCAAGTCTGACTTGGAGTAGTGAATGTGCTGTGACGGCCTAAAATCCGGTGCGCCCTCTCCCGTTGACCACCATGCTGGGTGTGTCACCCTTACGCGGTTGTTAGGAAGAGCCACAATGTTTCCTGTCCACGGGCCTGCATCCAGCAGCTCCATCACATGACTCTGCTTATGTTGGGCAGGGTCATCTGCGATCTCGTTGTCTGTGTAGTCTACCGTGAACATATACTTCGCAGGGTAAAACTCCCCGTCTATCTTGGCGATCCAGGGACACGGCGTTGCCCTTTCTAGGACGTAAACGCTGTGCTCCCTAGACGAACAGTCCCACGGCTGAGCAGCATAAACCGGCATCGGCTCGGGCCACTCCACAAACGGTGTGTCTCCTACCAAAGCAGTGATTGGCATTCTTGCCCACATCGCGCCACCGTGAACATTTGGATCATCGTTGTCATAGGTTTCAGCGCCAGTAAATATGATCTGGAAGCTGAGACACCGACACGGCATCGTTGTCACTGCAATCGCCATAGCGTGTAAAAACTCGCCATGATATTTACTGTGGTTGTGTGTGTATTCGCGTCTTACCCAGCACTTAAAGTGCGGAATGTTGCTTTGCAGGAATGCCATCT